CCCTAAGTGCTTTGATGAGGCTGCTTTTATTTTATTATGTGGTACAGGTGTAGGTTTCAGTGTTGAGCGTCAGTACATTAGTAAGCTACCAGAAGTACCTGATGAGCTATATAAGAGCGATACTACCATAGTGGTTAGTGATAGTAAGGAAGGGTGGGCTAAAGCCCTTAGACAGCTAATCTCGCTGTTGTATGCAGGTGAAATACCAAAATGGGATACACACAAGGTACGACCAGCTGGTGCTAAGTTAAAAACATTTGGTGGTAGAGCATCTGGTGCTGAACCCTTAGAGGATTTGTTTAGGTTTACTTGTGAAACATTTGTAGCAGCAAAAGGTAAGAAGCTATCTAGTATTCAATCTCATGACTTGATGTGTAAGATTGGAGAGGTGGTAGTAGTAGGTGGTGTTAGAAGGTCAGCTATGATCTCCTTGTCTAACCTATCTGATGATCGTATGCGTCATGCTAAATCAGGCGATTGGTTTGTCTTAGACCCACAACGAGGATTAGCTAATAACTCAGTGTCGTATACAGAGAGACCTGACATGGAAACATTCATGCGTGAATGGCTTGCACTAGTTGAGTCTAAGTCTGGTGAGCGTGGTATCTTCTCTCGTGTTGCTGCTAAAAAGCAAGTAGCTAAAAATGGTAGACGTGACCCTGACCATGAGTGGGGTACGAATCCTTGCTCTGAGATTCTGTTGCGACCAAACGAGTTTTGCAATTTAACAGAGGTTGTAGTTAGAAATGATGATGACATTGATACCTTAACTAACAAGACAAGATTAGCAACTATTTTAGGTACTATTCAGGCTACTTATACTAAGTTCCCTTACCTAAGAAAGATCTGGCAACGAAACACTGAAGAAGAAAGATTGCTTGGTGTTAGTATGACAGGGATAATGGATAACAAGTTAGTATCTACAGGTAAAGATGCTAAAGAAATATTGGAGCAACTAAAAGATGTTTCTATACAAACTAATAAAGAGTTTAGTAAAAGATTGGGGATTCCACAATCTGCTGCTATTACTTGTGTTAAGCCCTCTGGTACTGTTAGCCAACTTGTTGATGCTTCTAGCGGCATTCATACTAGACATAGCCAGTTTTATATACGGACAGTTAGAGGTGACAACAAAGACCCCCTCACAAGATTCTTAATAGACAGTGGAGTTCCAGCAGAACCCTGTGTGATGAAGCCCGATAGTACAATGGTTTTTAGCTTCCCTGTTAAAGCCCCTAAGGGGTGTGTGACTAGAGATGACTTAAATGCTATTGAACAACTAGAAGTCTGGTTGATGTATCAAAGACATTGGTGCGAACACAAGCCCTCAGTGACAATAACGGTGCGAGAGCATGAGTGGCTAGAGGTAGGAGCATGGGTGTTTAAAAACTTTGATGAAATGAGTGGTGTATCATTCCTTCCTCATAGCGACCACTCGTACAAACAAGCACCCTATCAGGAGATAGAACAAGACGAATACAAAGAACTTAATAAGTTGATGCCTAAAGATATTGATTGGGAGAAACTATCTGAGTATGAGGTAGAAGATACTACTGTTGGTTCACAGACTTTAGCCTGTTCTGGTGATAGCTGTGAGATTGTAGATATAGGAGCGTAAAATGATTAGCAATCAACAAATATATAAAGTACACAAAGCACATTTTGATTATCCATTACCAACATATACTGTTTTAAAAAAACAAAAAGCAGATAGGGTTCGTATAGCCTACGAATGGCTTGATGCTCAAACAAAAACTACAACTCAAAATAAAATAAGTGTTAAACACCTAATTGAAAGCTGGTCTGGTCATTATATTTCAAGAAATGATGTTCAGTTAGCAGTTTATTTAAACCCACTATTGAGAGGTAAATACCCTAGTTTTAATATTAGTAATGTATTGATAGAACCATCAGTAGAACGAATAAAACATATACCAATAGCTTTTACACAAAACTATAATAACGAAAATTGGCATATCAACCCATACAGTAAAAAAGAAGTAGCATAAGAAAGGGGGCAATTAAGCCCCCTCTTTTTTTAGTACCCTTTAGGTTTTGATTTCTTCTTCTTCATCATACACTCCTTTTGGCTTTTAGTTTAGCTTTCTTACTTAGGTCTTTAAAATGAAATAACTTTACTGAAGTTTTAGTATGGCTTTTATTACTGTGTAAATCACCATTAGGCATCTTGTGTGTATTACCTGTAAATAAAGTACCATCTTTTTTATAATGCGAAACACTCCTCATTTAGCGTACAATCCTCTAGTCATATAAACTCCTTGTTACCATTTAGTTTTGTTAGCCCAGTAAGCTGCTGAACATTTACCTTTGGCTATGTTCTTAGCGTGCCTAGCTTTAAATGATTTTCGTTTAGCTTTCATTCTATCTGACTCACCAGCTTTAGGCTTACCAGCAGTCTTAGCACCTTGTTGTCCAAACCTAATAGTCTTAGGCTTACCATCACACATAGTACAACTACATGAGATTTAGTAGGGTGGTTGGGTGTACGCTTTGGTTTGTTATAACCTGATACACCTATTCGTTTTAAGATAGAATCTTTAGGCATTTTTATTCTTGATCTCTCCTAGTTTCTACTTGACCTGCTAATAGGGCTTTGTTTTCTGTTTTATTAAACCCCTTGCCAATTTTTTTAAGTATAGACCTCATTAAAGTTTCTGCCTCTTTACTATTACTATTTAATTTTTTAAGGGTATTCATCTCTGTTGTCCATCTTGGATTAAAAATAAGTTCTGTCAGTTCTGCCAACCTTTTTTCAAAACCAGTTTCACTAGCAACCCCAGCAACATCTCTTGCAGTGCTTGCACCCCCACTAGCAATACTAGTGGTTACTGACTTTAAGGCTTCTACAAAAGGCTTTATAGAACCGCCAAGTTTTTTCTTTATAGATTCATTCTTACTTGTTGGCGAGCCAGTTATTCTCCCCATACCAGCTCTTTTGAGTGCTATGTCAAGATACCTTAAGTTGCCTGCTATAGGAGTGCCTTTGGCTGCTTCCATAATAACTTTTTTACTTGCTTTTGTTCCACCGAATATAGCTTTGTGAAGATAAGCTGGTGTGTTGGTAGCATCTGCATTAGTACCAGCCTTGCTTAAACCCCTTTCAAAATTAACCCTTAGTATTTCTGACCAAGCGTCTTTACCACCTTCGACAGACAATATTTGTTCTTTAACTCTTTTAACTTGACCTACATTAGTAAGGTTTTGGTTTTGCCCAAAAATTTTGTCTGCAACTTTATTTAAATCCTCTACTTCATATTTAGCAAAACTACCTATTAAAGATTTTTCTAGTCTTTCTACTTCTGGAGTATTTTCTGCAAAAATTTCTCTAGCTAGTTTATAATTAGGACTAGCACTATCTAGTTGGTTTAATAAAATATCTTTAATGTCTAAAACATTTTGTTGTAGTTTTTTATCTAATGAATCATCTCCAACAGCCTTTAACATTTTGTCTATTTCAAACTTTGCACTGTGAAGTTTGTTAATACTGCCGAAATCAGAATCCTTCTTTTTTGAAGATTTAATTATTTTTTGTATTCTGGAGATTTGATCGAAAGCCTTTCCAGCAGAAGGCAACTCTTCAAAAAGATTATCAAGGTAGTTGTCTATGGGTTCTATGTTTACATCTGGGTTTTCTACTTTTATAGCTTGGTCGTAAAGTGGTGATGCTTTTTCTTTACGAATTAATCTTGCTCTTTCAATAACATCTTTTGATCTATCAACAATCCCTTGTTCACCTGTTTCTACTGCTGTTGATGGTGCTAGTTTATTTAATAGGTTTTCAACAGCATTTTCCGAAGCTACATCTTGTACTTGTAAAGCCCTCTCGGTAATTTCTGCACCACCTTCCTGACCTAAAGCAAATTGTTGTTGTGTTAAATCAGAGGGTCGTTTAGTTTTTTGACCTCTGTATAATGGCACTCCTGTTTCTTTTGATGCTTGATCAGCTATATCAACTCGTTTTTGTATTACATTATTAAAACTTTCATCACCACCCCTAGTAAAGTTTCTTGATGACCGATAGCCCCTACCCAATCCTTTTGCAAGTTCAACACCACCACCAGTAGTTGCTGCAACAGTTATATCAAATAGGTTTGGATTTTCTCTACCAATAAGCATTTGTGACCCTTGTAGAGATGCTTCTGTTCCCCCCTGACCTAACAATTGAGCAAGCATTTTTATTCCCGTACTAGAGGATTTAACAAGTTTGTTTGCAGCCCTAGCAGCTGCACCAAAAGGTACAACAGTACCTACAACACTTTCTATATCAGAGGCTGTTAAGCCAGCCCTGTTAAGAACATATTGCTTACCATCATAATCAATTTGCATATAACCATCACCAACATCTTTAAACTTAGCACTAGGAAATTGTTTCTCTATTATTTGTTGTTGTGCTTCTTGATCAAAGGTTGTTGCAAGACCAAGTTTAGTAGGTGTTTTCATAGGGTCAAGTGGTGACATTTGATTTACAACAGCACTACTAAACTCAGGAAGGTTTTGTGGGTTAAACCTAGCCTCCCTTTCATTACCAGTAATAAACTCTCCAATAGACTTACCGAAACTTCCTTCTTCTACTGTAGGTGTTTGATTAAAATAATTTTGATTAATTTTGTTTGCTTCTTCCACAGTTATTTCGTTTTTGTCTGAAGAATCAGAAACCTTTGGTTTTTGTTTGGAAATATTATTATTAAAATAATTTTGATTAATTGTGTCTGCTTCTTTTTTAGTTATCATAAAATATCCAAAATGTTTATAGTATATTTATTTTTTTTGTACATAAGATTCTTTTTTTGCAAGTTTCCACGCTTTTGCTATATCTTGTTTTGTAAGATTGCTGTTTTGTTCCTTAAGGTCTCTTGCATACTCCCAATAAAATGTAGGCACTGTCGCACCTTTAGGTTTGTAAAAGTCAACAGCAGTAGGTTGTTCTTTTTCATATTTGCTATAAGCCTTATAAGCATTTTGCAGTGCTTTATCTCGATCTCTGCTTACATCTTTATCTAAAAAATCATTAATAAAATTGAATCGTTCTGTTTCAGCTTGTGCTAAACCTAACGAAAGACCCACTATAAATTTGTTTGCCTCTGGTGTATTTCCTAAACTAGCAAGTTGTTGTCTTGCCCTATCTGCATCACTGTCAGTTTGCGGGCCGGTAGCTGCATTTAAAGTGTCTGCTAGTAAACGCTCCCTAACACTAGTAAACGATTGGTCAAATGAGGCTTGATCTGCATAATCTTTAACACCTATCTCTCCAAGAAAAGAGGAAAATTTTGATGTAATACCTCTACTAAAACCAGTGGATTTACCATACTCTTCATCATTTACTAAACTATACATTACTTGTAAGTTTGGAATTTGTGAGCTTGTTTCTCTAATTCGCTCAAAAGACTTTCTAAAGTCGCCCCTAAGAACTTCTCCTCTAATACCTTTTTGTTTTGGTGCTTCTTTTAAAGCATAATCTTCAATAAATTGGTTATAATCGTCATCTCCCTGTTTATACCCAAGCTCTTCTGCCATTACAGCTGCACTAGATCGTTTAACATTATTAGCACCAGCAGCTTGTAGAATTTTTAACCCATCTGCCGACCTACCATTTTTAATTAGAAAGTTTCCAACTTCTAGTAACTTATCTTGTGCTGGAGCGTCTTGCATACTAGCAAGTTTTTGATCTAGTTCTCTTTGTAAATCAACATTTTCTTGTGCTTGTTTATCAGCTTTACTAGGTAAAAACTTTTTTTGAAAAGGTTTAAAAAACCCCTTACCTACTTCAAAACCTAAATCTCTACCTAAACTGGTGGGTCGATTTGAACCTGTCATAGCCATTGCTTGCATACGATTATTTATTTGGGCTTGTTCATAATCAACCCGTTCTTGTTCTTCTGGTGTCAAACCAAAAAAACTTTGCCTGATAGGGCTTTTGTAGTTGCCCAAAGCACCGCCCATATTTAAGCTGTTTGATAACATTTGTTGTTTAAGGGCTTCTCTTGATGCCATTGTTTTATCCTCAATAAGTGTTGTGTTTAAAGTAGTGGTGGTATTCCAAAATACATCATTCCTGCGTTAGCAGCAGTTTTCCACCAATCGTCACTGTCTAAACCACCACCATCATTATTACTTATAGGGTTTTGAAAACCCCCTTGATTATTAAATAGGTTAAAAGTATCCATACTAAAACCTTCTCCTCCTGCACCATCAGGGGGATTCTTAAATACGTCTAAGAACCCCCCATCTGAAAATTTAACTTTAACAAGTCTGGATTACTCCCTCCTAAATTTAAAGAGTTTGTAAATGAGGGGCTAGTATTACCACTATTAGGGTTACTAAACATACCTATAATCTGGTTTGCACCAAAATCTGCTAAAGGGTTTGCAAAAGTTGAAACTGCACTTGATAAAACCCCACCTAACAAACCACCATCACCAGAAGTTGCTTTAGTACCAGCATTAGCTAAAGAAGCACCACCTTGTGCAGATAGACCTTGTGCTCTAGACCTAGCCTCTTCAACACTAAGACCACGATTAATTAAGGCATCTTCCAGATTAACAATATCTCCAAATGCACCAAGAGTTCCTTGAAATCCACCCAATAGGTTTTGAGCTTGTAGTTGTTGTTGTTGCTCATTAGTTAAGAATCCTTGTAAGGCTTGATTATATGCTTGTTGTTGCTCTTGTTGTGCTTGTAATCTTGATTTACTACTTAAATCAGCTAAAGCCCTAGCTTGTGCTAAACCTAATCCGTAGGCATCTGGTTGAACCATGCCAGTTCCAGCACCAGCACCTGCTGTTTCTCCTGCTAGTTGTAATCCTAACCTACCACTACCAAACAAATCAGATTGTAGTTCTTGTCTTTGTCGCTCTAATGATGGCTCAAGCAAAGCAGACTGTGTTCTAAATATGTCAGCAGCCCTTTGTTCACCACTATCGACACCACCAAAGAGAGGTAGTCGTCTACCAGCCTGTGTTGCAAAACTCTCTAAAAAAGGTTGTGGGTAAGGTAGTGCTGCTTGACCTATATTTATTAAAGTTGGGTCAATTTGTGACTCTACATTAAACCCATAAGAACCAACAGGTTTACCAGTAGTAGTACCTATCTGACTTGTATAAGTGTAAGGTTGAAACTGCGCTCCTTTGTAAGGTTGTGCTGGTTTGGCTTTACTACCCCCACCACCTAAAACTTTACCCATTATCATTTACTCCTTTAACAAAGATTGTTCTATTATCACCTTCAAAGTCTTTTATAACTCCAACATATTTGAATCCGTACATATCTAAAAACTTCCTGTGTTTGTTATCATTATCTATCTGTGCTGCAAAAATAGGTCTGTTGTATTTTTTTAATAAAAAATCTAAATGTATTTCCATTTTCTTTCTTGTACTCTTTAACCACTTATATACATCACAGTGAATAAATAACAAATTGTTGTATTCTTCTAAGTACAAAGTAAAAGCCTTATCCTCTACTACAGGAACTTTATCCATATTAGGTTAGTCCTCTTGGACTCACTACGCAGTACGCTTCCACATATAAACTGTTATGTAAGGTTGGTAGTTGGCATTAGTACCATCAAATGTAATACCATGCGTGTGACCTTGACCACCACCATTAGGCTCAACTCCATATCTACCACCTAGTCCACCACCACCCCAAGTAAAGTTGGGATTACCCGCATTAGGTAAGTAGTTTAATGCACCACCACCAGTATCGTATGTACCAGTATTATTATGGTCGTGTGCTGGTATTTGAGCTAGTGTCAAAGTGTGTGAATCTGTAGTACCAGAAATAGTAATATCTGCTACACCACCTGTTTCACCTAAAGTATCAAACAAAGTATTACTTGTATCAACACCAATGATTGCTTTACCAGCACCATATTCTTCCCATGTACCAAACCCTAGTAATGTAGCTGGGTTAGTTGCTACACCTGCTTGTGTATAAATAGTACCTACAGGGAACAGTGCTTGTCTTGCAGTTTCAGCAGTAGCTAATGCTGCTGTTACTGCTGCTGTTACATAAGCTGTTGTAGCTAGTTGAGTATTGTCTGTAGCAGAGCTAGCTGTTGGGGCTGTAGGAGAACCTGTAAGGGCTGGACTATTGGTGTCAGCTTTACTATTAACTGCTGTTTGAATAGCACTAAACTCATCATCAATCTCCGTACCCTTTACAATTTTGTTAGCGTTACCTGTAGTCAGGGCATCTTTAGCTGCAAAGTCTGTTGTTTTTGAATAATTACTCATTTATATAATCCTACCTAGTTTTCCGTAAATATCTACTTTTTGTATACTCAAAGAACCACCATCAATTTCTGCTTCTATACCTAACTGAAAGATGCTTCCCGAACCTGATACAGATGAATCTAATCTATCTAATGATATACCTGCTTGATACTCTGCTACACTTGCTGCATTTGCTCCGTACTCTGCTGTTCCGTACTCTGACACTGGTGTATCTTTTATTGTAAATGGAAACGAGAAGTAGCTTGTTAAATAATCAAAACCAGCTTTTAAATTAAATGGTTGTGCAGTAGAACCAATAACAGTTACAGCAGCCCTTTTTAATAACTTGTTTTGATTTGGATAATTTAAATCAAAGTGATTAGTAAAGTAACTCATAGTGTAAGCAACAGAGTTATCTGTAAATCCACCATACTCTGCTATACCATTAGCTTGTGTAAGATACATTTCTTTAGTTGTTTTATCGTAAACAAAATCAGTGTGGTCTAAGTTATTCCAAGTTGTTACTCTATAAGCACCATCTTCTAGTGGTCTACGAGTATCAAATACATAAATAGTTTTTGCTTCTGGTAAAAATATTAAGTAAAACGCTTTCTCAGGAAAGTAACAAGACTTAATTAAACTAAAGTTAGACTCTCTATTTACATTACCTAAGAAAGAATCTCTTATGTTTTTAGATAGGTCATTTAACTTAGCTGACTTTTCTTGTATCGTTCTACCTAAACTTCTTAATCCTGTAGCAGATAAAAATAAAATATCCGCACCTGTGTTTTGTATTGTATCTCTAGTAATACAACCTACACCTTCTAATACTTCTACTAAGGTTAAAGTGTTTACATCAAAGCTACCTTGAAAACTATCGTTGTCTTTAAATATAATAATGTTGTTCTTACAAAATATAATTAAATATCCATTGTGGCTACCAAGCCCTGTAACGACATCTGAGCCTTTTGGAAGTACACCTGCTATGTTGATACTACCAGCACTCCCACTGCCCCATTTAGTACCTTCTAAGAGGTCTGAGAAGTATACAGTAGTCTTGTTAGTGGCAGTGTCTGCTGCCCATAGTCTACCATAAGCACTCATTACTATGTTTGCACTAGGTACAGTACCTGTATAATCAGCGTGTTGGTCTATGCTTTTAAACTCATCAGCAGTAGACTCGTTAGTGTAGTACAAAGGTTTGTAACCTGCTTGAAAGAAATAAGCTCTATCA